AGCCGCAGCCCCCGCAGCAGCCCCCCAGGCCCCGCAGAATGACGGCTGGGCACAGCAGGCCGCCCCGGCATGGGGCGCTCCCCAGGCTGCCCCTCTCGCCGCCCCGCAGGCCTACGCAACGGCCCCGGCCGCAGCACCGGCCGCTGGCTCCGCTGGAGCTCCGTTCATTACCGCGTTCGGCATGCCTGCCACGTTCCGCAGCGGACAGGGCGCACGCGGCCCGTGGTCCGCCTACCTGGACCCGCGTCCGAAGCAGGTCACGGATGCCCTCCCGACCGACCACACCGGCAAGGTTCCGTCCACCGACAACGAGAACCACCCCGGCCTCGCAGCAGGCACACACAAGTTCGCCAAGTTCCTCCGCTAGGCACTTAGGACTCTGAGTATCAGTGAAAAGGTAAGGCTCCACCCTGGGCAGGGATTAGTGACCCCTGGTGTCAAAAGGCCCATTTCAGTTCTACACCTAGGAATCAATGCTGACTTTGAACCAAGGGCGGCGTAAGAATGCCGCCGCTGGTGAGCCACTCCATTGTCCACTAGGCGTGATGAATGAGAGCAAGACGTACTTCCGCAAGGGCCAGTTGGCTTTGGTTGCCGCTGGCCCTGGCAGCGGAAAGTCCGCAGTTGTTCAGTTCATTCTCCAGAAGGGCAATGGGCTCATCCCCAGCCGTGAGGATCGGCAAGTCAACCGGACGTTCTATTTCTCCGCCGACTCCGACCAAACAACCATGTGGAAGCGTAGCGCGGCAATCGCCACCGGCCGCACACAGGATCAGATTGACGATGCTCTCTTCGCCGGTCAGATTGAAGTCTACGAAGAGGCAGTGACACGCTCAGCCGGTCACATGCGATTCGATTACAATTCGTCACCGAGCGATGAGTACATACTCGACTCAATAGATGCTTATGCATCTGTCTACGGCAGCTTTCCAGAAGTTATCGTCTGTGACAATTTGAAAAACTTGAGCATAGACGGGGCGGAGGGTGAGTTTCAGGCCCTAGAGGAGGCCTGCGGCTTCCTCCACGATCTAGCCCGTGACACCAATGCTGCCGTGATTGCCCTACACCACGTAACGGGCGAGCTTGAGGACGGTACACGTCCCATCCCACTTTCGGGATTGCGTGGCAAAGTTTCAAAGACCCCCGAGGTTGTGCTGACGCTCCACAGGCGCGAGAACAATATGTTCGTAAGCCCCGTGAAGAATCGTAACGGCATAGCCGATGCCAGTGGGCAGTGGATACTGCCCGTCAACGCGGACCTGAGCCGCATGATTTTCACCGGATAGGAGCCCCATGGCTGACCCCAAGGGCATCGAGTACGACCACGCCACGGATGAGGGAATCGACCTCTACGTGAACTATGAGGGGCTTGAGGGACTGAAAGCCAACACCTCCCGCCCCTACTCCCAGTTCTTCGATGGCCTCATGGCCAAGGTGGAAGAGGAGCAGGCAAAGAAGTACGACCGGCCCGAGCAAGACCCGCTCCCCGGCCTGTGACAGGTACACACATAGCTGAGTTGAGTTTCTCCACTGGAGAGAGCTTGACCGAGCGCCTGATTAGGGACGGCGCTCCACTCCTGCCGAAGGGGTACACCTACCGGCTGGACATCAAACACCCCACTGAAACCGATGGCAGGCCCGTCATGGGACCGGCCAGAGTGACGGCGAGGATCGGCCACTACATAGGTGACGAGTGGGTTGAGTCCTCACAGTTCACGGAAGTGACCAGGGCTCACCTACACGGAGCAACCATCGCCGCGTGTGTTCACGCATACGAAGTGGGGTACGAAAATGGCCGGTTCTGATCAGTTCCTCAAGTTCACCGACAAAGACGGTGACCTGCTCTACGTCAAGAATGACCTGTTGGCCATCTTCACGAAGGCCGAGCGGACAACGGTGGGTTCCATGCTGGAGCCCGTAGTCCGCACCGTCAAAACGGATGAGTCGCGGGAGATTGTCAGTGCGACTACCGGCCAGTGGTCAGTTTCCAACTCCTACGAGGAAATCCTGGCAGAGGTAGACAGGGTGAGCGCGTGCGAGTCGCCGGAATAGACCCATCCATTAGTGCAACAGGCGTTGCACTTCCTGACGGTTCGCTGCACACCATCAAGACCACGCTGAAAATGGGCGACGGGGAGCGGCTCCTGGTGATGTACCGGGAGCTCACAGCGCTCCTCAAGACCACTCCGCTGGACTTTGCGGTACTGGAGGACTTACCGACGCACGCCATGTCGGCAGGCCTTACCGGCCGAGCCCAGGGAATTGTCCGCATGACCCTGGCACAGCGCGGCATCCCTTACATGGACATCCCCCCGGCCACCCTCAAAAAGTTTGCCACGGGCAAGGGCAACGCCAAGAAGCCCGTCATGCGCCAAGCGTGGCTGGAGTTCAGCGGCGAGGACAACGCGGACGACAACCAAGTTGACGCCGCATGGCTGCGGCAAGTCGGTCTGCACCTCCAGGGAGAGGCGGTGGACCTGCCGAGAGAACAACTAGAGGCGGTACTCGCCTACCACCCCACCCCCTTTTAGGAGCACACATGGCGCTGCCACGGCCAACCAAGCTGGACATCAGGGCCGTAGTCGAAAGCTACGGCGGTGAGGCCCCGACCATGGGCCATGGCGGCGTCAAGATGCGGTGTTTCCTTCCCGGTCACGAGGACTCCCAACCGTCCGCCGTGATGTACGAGGCCAAGGGCTATTACAGGTGCTTTACCTGCGACGTGGCATTGGACGGCTACGCACTGATTATGAGAATGGAGTCCTGCGATTTCCCTAGTGCCATCACCCACGGTGTTGAAAAGTTTGGCGGAAGCCACGGAGCGGTATCACGAGCAACTGCTCAGCCCCGAAGGCGAACGCCACTACGAATATCTGAACGTGGAACGGGGTCTGGATCACCAGACAATAGTCCACTTCAAACTGGGAGCCGTGTTAGACGCAAACGTATCTCATGAAACAGCGGTTGGAATGATTGCCATTCCATACCTAACCCCGGCTGGGACTGTTCAGATTCGTTTCCGCAAGGCCCCCTGGGGCACTGGCCCCAAGTATTGGCAGCCACCGGGTTCCCAAATCCGCATGTTCAATACAAACCTCCTGCTCGATCCGGGCCGCTACGTCTACATCACTGAGGGTGAGTTTGACGCGATGGCCGCCACGCAGGCAGGCATCCCGGCCCTGGGAATCTCCGGTGTCAACGGATGGCGCAAGCACTTCTACCTGATGCTCGCCGGCTTCGACCGCGTGACGTTCCTTGCAGACCGTGACAGTGAGTCAGACAGCGATGAGGGCAAGGCCAAGCCTGACGACTGGCCCGAGGACAAAGAGTGGAAACCGATCACTCAGGCGGGACTTAAGTTCGCCACCAAGCACGCCGACCTTATAGACGGCGGGGCCGTCATTCAAATGCCCACGGGGCATGACGTCAACAGTTTTTTGATTGAGCACGGAGCCGAGGAGCTCCGCGCCATTGCAGGATTTAGGAGCAACACATGAGTGGACCTATCAATGCCCACGCCGAGGTGAAGGTTTCCAGGAGCCGCAACCTCTTCAAGCGCAAGCGCTACACCCTGGGGCTGTTCATCAACGGTGAGTACACCGGCCTGACATGGAGCGTGAACCGCAAAGAGGCAAAGACCATGCCCAGGGTGATTGTGCGGAACGCCCCCGCACTCCTGGTCACATTCGGGCTGATGGACAAGTTCTACGGCAAGGCCCAGGACGCGGCCAACACCCTCCCCGCCGAGGGGGACAGGATCAAGCTGACCGCCGCCATGGGCGAGAGCCTGCCGGTTGGCACCTACGGCACGGTGGTATCCGCCGAGTGGACCGAGGGCGTAGAAATCGCCCACCAGTACCCGGTGATTGCAGCCCTGGGAGAGACGGCCGTCAAAGTCCCCCTGAACATCAACGAATTTGAGGTAGTCAAGTGACCGAAATCAACGACGCCCTGGCGCGTCCCATCAACTCCCCCACTACCAAGATGGCAATTGCCCTGGCGGCGAACCGCGAACAGCGGGGCCTCCATGTCTACGAGGGAACCGTACCCGCAAAGACCGTGGCCAAACGCCGCGCGGCGGACAAAGTTGCCAAGGCCTCCCGTAAGGCCAACCGATGAGCACCTACCGCAAACTCCCCGGCCTTGTAGAGGCCAAGCAGGTTCCCGACACCAGCGGCACGGCAACCAGCGCCGAGCTCACTGAGGTAGCCCTGTGGTCCGGTGGCGCTGCCCAGGTCTACATCAAGGCCCCCCAGGTCGCCGCAACCCTGCTCCGCATTCCCACCCTTGACGGCACTCTCCTGGCATTTGCCGGTGACTGGATCGTGAAGGACGGAGAGCGGTTCTCCGTCGAGTCTGAAGAACAGTTCGCCCAGTCGTTCGTGGCGGCTGAATGATCATCGTGGGCGTTACGGGCTACGCCCGTGCTGGCAAGGATTCCGTAGCTGACCGACTGATTGCCCGTCACGGGTTCAAGAAGATGAGCTTTGCCGGTCCCCTCAAGGAAGTCCTCCTCAAGATGGACCCAATTCTTGGCATGAACCCCATGCAGCCAGGTCATACCGTCAGCCTGAGTGAAGCATTGAAACGCTTCGGTGGGGAGGATGGAGTCAAGAAACTCTTCCCCGAGTACCGGCGTCTCCTCCAGAAGCTTGGCACTGAGGGTATCCGCGCCATTGACCAGGAGTTCTGGATCAAGGCGGCAGCCAAGATGATCATGGCAGAGGAAAACGAGGCACGCCTTGTGTTCACAGACTGCCGGTTCCCGAATGAGGGCCGCTCCATCCTGGAGGCAGGCATGTGGAACAACTACATCCTGCCCCTCCCGTCACCCACCACTGAACTGTGGTGCGTGGAGCGCGAGGAGGCAACCAAGGATGCCGTGAAGAATGCTCACGAGAGTGAACAATACGTTGGCAGGTTGGGCGAGCAATACACCCTTGACAACAACGGCACGTTCGATGCCCTCCATGCGGCAGTTGACGACCTAGCCCGTGACCTCATCGAGGTAGAGAGCGTGAAGCTGGCCGGTGGCTAAGGGTCGCCCGTGTGCGGTTGAACGCGCATACGAGCTCATGAGCGGCATTGACCAGTTGACATTCATGCTCCTGATCGAGAACACGGACCTGTCCGCAGGCACCGTGGCCGCAATCCTCCGTGAGTACGGATATGCAGACGTAGACCGGATGGCCGTAGGCCACTTCCGCCGCAAGCTAGAAGCAGGAAAGGCAACACTTTGAGTCTCGCAGAGGCGGTGAACACCGTACAGCGAACGTTGGCCAAGGCCCCACCGGCCTTGCGCCAGCCCCGCGTCACCTACAAGGATGGCGTCCCAAGTGAAATTGTGACACCGGACGTGGGCAAGGCAACTACACAGCAGGACTACAGGGATGTGGTCACCAAGACGTGTGAGGTTGCCATCCCCGATGGCTACGAGCTCCAGCTTGTGGAAGCTTGGCACAACACAAGTGCCTGGGGCCGGGACGCTCCGGGTGACGACAGCTATTCACGGGCCGTGTGGCGCTACCACTTCAAGGTGGTGCGGACAGCGGTTGAGGTGGGTGAGCGCCGTACCATCACGGAGCTCCAGAC